CACCTCCAAGGCCACCAGCAGGCGCAAGGGTTGTTCCTTCACCACCGCCGCCACCGCCACCAGCGTAGTAAGTGCTAGTTCCAGAAATAGATGACGTTAAACCATCTCCACCTACACCGCCAACAGTAGCAACAGAAGCATCTCCGCCTACTGCGCCTGCGCCACCACCACCACCGCCAAGCCACCTTGCTGAAGGTGTGGTAAACCTATAACCCCTACCACCAGCATTTCCTTGACCCGATGTTCCGCTTGTTGACGTTGTAGGAGTGCCAACTACGTTACTTGCTCCCGAACCGCCAGCAGAACCGCCTGTTCCGCCAACAACAGTAAACCTACCACCATAACCACCACCAGTAGCGGATACAGAAACACCTGTTCCGCTGATTGAACTAGCAACGCCGGGGTTACCGTTATTACCCACGCCACCATTTTGCGCAACTGAAGCACCACCTCCGCCTACAGTAACTGTATACGAACCGCTAAAAGCAGCGGTAATAGTGCTTGCAAGCAAGCCACCAGCACCACCGCCGCCAGCGTCATAACTACCGCCACTGCCGCCACCAGCTACTACTAAATAGCTAAAACTTAAAGGAATATTAATAGGCCATGCAGATGCTTGTAACCCCTGCATTACTTCATTAGAGCGCCATATTCCAGCAGCCGCAAGGCTGGTAGCAGTCGCCGCCGTAGCAGCCATAACAGAGCCTTTGTACCTAGTAGACATTAGGTAATAGCCTCGTAGGATGCGGTTAATTCAATAGCTGATGCCGTACCCACGGTTACTACAATAGACTGTGCTTCACCAAGGTAAAACGCCGTGCTTTTGTCAGCAACAACAATTGAAGCGTTTACTGGAATAGGCACTTGATACACCAAACGATAATTTGTCCCCGCACCAGCAGCAGCGCTGTTAATTGATACTGTTACGGTCGCAACCGATGCGGTTACGTTTGATGCAACAATGTTGTCAATTTTATTAACCGTGCCAGCAGCGGGAGTAAGCGCAGTCCAAGTTGTTGCCGATGTTGTGCTAGGAATTAAATAATTTGTGTTGCCGTAAATTGAAGTTACGTTAACAATATTTGGATTCGCCATGTTTGTTCCTTAATACCCAAAGATCATCGCCATTGCGATTGCTTTGCCTGTTGTTACGCCGGTCACCGAAGTGGTGATAACCAATGCCTCTACGATGTCGCCTACCGCGCAAGCCACGCCAAGGGTAAAACCTGTACCGCTAGTGGCAGTGTAATCTGACGTAGCCAATAAAACACCGTTTACATAAACTTGAAGATAACCTACCGCATAAGTAACCGTAAACGCCGTTTGCGCTGCCGTAGCAGTAAATGATGTCCGAGTGTAAGCACTTGCGCCGCTAGAAGGAGTTGCCCAAGCACCATCTCCACGCCAAAACGTAGTAGCTGAAGCTGCTGTGCCGGAATTAAGATTGGTTACAGGAAGATTGCCAGTAACCCCTGTGGTCAACGGCAAGCCAGTTGCGTTTGTTAAAACAGCGGATACGGGAGTACCTAGTGCAGTTGAATTACCGGAACCATCCAAGTTAATTGACTTGCCTGCTGGATATGTAACAAATACATCCTTGGTTCCTGCGCTAAAGTTGACCGCCGCATTTGAGTTTGATGACGCAAGAATTGTTGTACGCGCAAGCGTAGTACCGGCAGATGTGTATGTGCCAATACCCACTTCCCATTCGGACGTTCCCTGCCCCGCAATTGTGTAATAGGTCGTATTGCCATTACCAATAACTGAAAAATTTTGAAATCCAGTAGCCGCTGTACCGGACAGCGTAATCGTGCCTGTTCCAGTTGTGGTGGTAGTGTCTTTAACACGATCAGCAAGAATAAGCGCCATATCTTTCCTTAAACAGCGGTAGCAATCAAAGCCCACTCAGCAGTTTGTGCATTATCCACATTTTGCCAGTTTGCAGTTTGATTGTCATCTATTACCAACCAGTTTGCGTTTTGGCTATCATCTATTACTAACCAGTTTATAGCAACAACAATGCCGACTTGGCCTTCCGCAGATACACTTGTAAGTGCAAATAGTGTTTCGCCGCGTGCTACCGTACCCACACTTCCCGATGCTTCAACCCCCGTAAGTGCAAATGACTTAGAAGCTACAACTGTTCCTACACTCCCAGATGCAGCTACACCTGTGAGTGCGCAAGTTGAGGATGGTGTAACTGTACCTAAACTTCCCGCCGCATTTACACCCGTAAGTGCAAACGACTTAGCAGCTACAACCGATCCCACACTTCCCGCAGCTTGAACCCCCGTAAGCGCAAAAGATTTAGAAGCTACAACCGTCCCTACGCTGCCTGCTGCTTGAACCCCTGTAAGCGCAACAGTTACAGGCACAGAAGCACTAACTGTCCCTAAGCTGCCCGATGCCTGAGCCCCTGTAAGCGCAATAGTTGAAGAAGCACTAATTGTCCCTACGCTACCAGATGCGAATACGCCCGTAAGCGCAATATTCGAAGAAGAAGAAGCCGCAACCGTCCCTGCATTTCCAGATGCGGATACGCCTGTAATTGCAACAGTAACCGTATTACCCGCAAGGGAACTAAACGGTGCCTCAGAAAATGCGGAGATACCAAACATGGTTTACGGCATTTGCCGCCCCCGCATTAAGTTGTTGCTAAACGCAACAAAGCAGTGGTTGTAGTGTTAGAAGGCATAGTCAAAGTAAATGTACCCGCCGTAATAGTCTGAGAACCAAACGTGTGGACACTGACAGCCTTGTTACTTTGCGTTGAGTTGTACAGCAAAACGGTATCAAATGCGGTTGTGACGGTCAGTGCAGTCCAAGAAAAACTTGCCGTAGGAGTCCAGTACGCCACGCCTGCCGTGACCGAACTATTGGTAGCAGTTGGAGCCGTTCCATTGGTTACCGTCACACCACCGGCAGTGTAGCCTGTACCGGAAGTATTGGTCACTTCACCAGTGGTGGAGTACGCAGTGGTGGACGCATTTATGGTTGCGGAAGCAAAGTACAACGCCGCTTTAAACGTGTCCGCAGTAGCAGCCGCACGGATAGGTGCTGCGCCAAAATTGTGCGTAGCAGTCATAAGTTCCCCCATAAAGGAGGTACACATAGATTGAGTATTTGCCATGATTTTTCCTTAAAAAGAAGCTGCTTCGCCACCTGCAAAAGTAGGCATTTTCTTCAACGTCACATGCGCTGATCGGTGAACCAACTCGCCATCCAACCAGTATTCAACCCACGTTGTTAGCTCATTATCATTATCAACTGTACCTTCCCGCTTTTCAAGCTGAGAATCGTCCATATCACCTTTAGTGGTCGTTACGATCAATTTGAACTCCTAATAAGCGCGGTTGTCGAAGTATTAGCGGGCATTGTGATTGTAAACGTGGTGGTCGATGTTTTGTCAGACCCAAAGTCCAAAACCGCAATAGATTTGTTACCCTGCGTAACGTTATAGATCAAAGCACACCGAGCAGTCAAAGCTGCTGTCCAAGACACGTTGCTCCAGTTCACATAAGCCACGGAGCCAGATGAACTAATAGCCACCCCGGTCATAGTTTGCCCACCAGCCACATAAGTACCTGTATTTGGCACTTCGTTGGTAGTGCTGTAAACCGTAGTAGCTTCGTTTAAATCAGCGTTACCCGTGTACAGCGCAATCTTGATCGTGTCCGTGGACAGATTGTGGACAGCCGTGTACAACTCCTTTTTGAAGCTGGTAGTTTGGGTCTGGACAATGCTCATTTCACGGCCTGTCTAAATTGACCGCTGCGGTATGCGTCCTGACGCTCCATACCATCCGCTAAACGTTTAGCCAAAACAACTGCTTCCATGTACTTTTGGTTGTACAGAGCCATCATATCCTGCTCGCCCTTCATGTAGGTGTAAGCTTCTACTAAAGCCCCATACAGCAATACTGAATCAAAGTTATCACCTAACCAAGTTTGCCCACTAGCCACTGTAGTGATTGACTCAGGATAATAATAGTAGTGAAGTTCTACAGAATAGGTAGCATCTGGCGTTGGGCCAAGAATAAAACTCAACTCGTTTGTTGGCAAAGACGGCGGCCCTGTTACTGTAGTTGGGCCAAATAGCGCGTAGTACTTTGGGGTTCCGGTGTCCGTTGGCGTGGGGTATGCCTCACGTATGAAGTTCACATCCTTATTTAATAAAAAAGTGTACGGGCCGGAACCAGAAAAAATAGCCAGCGAGTACGACGATAAAAAATCATCTGGAGCGGACAAGTACTTGTTGTTTGCAGTAATTGCCCCCGTCACGTTTTTACGTATTGACGGAAACTGCATTGAATTGTAGATGCGCTGCTCTGCCTGCGTAATAAACAGGTTTACATCCACCGTTTGAAAGGTGTTCTCCGTGTAATCGGAAATCGCAACTACAAGCGCAGCGTAGTTCATGCCATTGGGCCCCTTGCGGTAATTCCTTTGGTAGCACAACCAGTACCGCGAATTTTAATACCGTCAGTCTTGATTGGCTCGTTACCGGCAGATTTACTAATGCCCCCAATGCTGACATCAACAGTATCTAGCTTGCTGCGGTTTGGTTCTTTGCCGGGGTTGCTGGCAATGCTCATAGCCTTACCATCCATCGTATGCGGTTTTGCATAGAC